TTTTAAAGGCTACCATTACACTTACAGTAGCGAATACTGGTAAGGTAAGGTTATACACTATCTGACTTATCATTAGTGCGTTCTCTAGCATCATTCTCCATAATTTGTGAGATTATAGCCTTGATACCTTTCTCAACCTTCTCTTTAAGTTCAGGAGAGAGGTTATTGAGTTGTTTTTCAAGTTCTACAAGCTCTGGGTTAATCGGATTGGGAGTATTAGCTTGGTCGTGGACATTAGCAATCCATTGACTAAGAGTGTTTAAGCTCTTGTCTGCAATGTCTAAGCTTTTACTACCAATATCTTTACCTAAGTACAAGGTAGTCCAGAAGATACTCTTTGCCTTCTGGACATTTGATTTACCTGAACTACTCAAGAGGATTTCCTTCATCGTCAGGTTGTTCAGCTGACTGAGGTTCATCTTCATTCCAGTTTTTAGCATCAAAGAGGGTGAACTCTAATTTGCAATTACCGAACTTCCTAGCAGTGTCGATGTGAGACTGAAGAACGTCAAGAGATTGTTTTCTCTGCAACAGGTTATCTCCAGTATTCTGAAGGGTTATTCTTCCGTCATTCTTGAAACCTTCAAGACAACGACCAGTATTGCGACCAAGATTTACATACTCTTTTTCGCCTTTAGAATTGACAACAGCTATTTGGATAACTGGGTCAGAAGTTTTAAAAGTATCATTCTTAAGAGCGAATACTTTCAAACTTTTCTCTACGATTTTCTTATTCATAATTTCTCCATAAATAAAAAAAGATAAGTGCTGATAGAGCCTATCTCTACCAATCACAATGAGGCTATATCTACATTAAATGCGTAGCTTTATGTACGAAAATGTATAAATCCTGTGGGGTAGTGGGGAGAAGTATAAAGTTTTATACCAAGCTTTAGCTAAATAAGATGTCTCTGCCGAAGCTAACTGACTCTAACTTTTGACAAGGTTCCAATGCTACTTTTTGTGGGACAAGGTTCCAAACTCAGATTCGGGACTAGTGGCTGGGTCTCTCTAAGTAAGGGGTGCCTTGCATGAGCGATATAGAAAAAAATTTTCACAAAAAAATTTTCTAGCAAAAATTTATGCTACAGTTAGCAAGCATGAGTACGAGGAAATGTACTTCTTGCAAAAAGGAGTTGCCTTTAGAGGATTTTGGAGTCCGAAATGATCGTGGCACAGTCTATTCAAAAAAGTGTAAGCCCTGTGTTGACATGGTACGACGAAAAGCTGCTAGTGCAACACCACAAGCATACCTAACCCGCCTTTTCGGCCAACTTAAACACGGAAGAACTAAAAAAGAAAAATCTAAAGTTGTTTGGGATATTGAATTAGAAGATGTTTTAGAACTATGGGATAAGCAAGAAGGTAGGTGTGCATTGACTGGATTGTTTATGACTTATCATAAAGACGGTAATGGCAGAAAAGATTTGAATGCCTCTATTGATCGAATAAACCCAGACATTGAGTATTTAGTCACCAATATCCAACTAGTTTGTAGTAGAGCAAATATGTTAAAACACACTTTAAGAGAAGATGAGCTTTATTGGTGGGCTAAAAATATAGTAGAATTCAAAGAAAATGACTGATAAAGACCAAAATTTTGAACAAGAAAGGGCCGAGCTTCAGTCTCATTATCCCTATGTCGATGTCAAACTCAATGAGCTAAGTGTTCAAGAAGAACGCCTCATCCTTTTTCATCTCCGTGGCATGTCGAAAGCTGCAGCGGGACGCGCAGCTGGATATAGGGATAATGAGCATGTTTATAAAGTATTTAAGAAACCAGCAGTACAGAAGATGGTTGCTAAGATGCGCGAAGAATTCAAAGAAGAAATTAAGTTTGATAAACAAACAGCGACAAGCATGTACTTGGAAGCGCACCGTAAATCGGTAACAGCGACAGAAGAGAAAGTTATTACCGATTCATTGTGCAAGCTCCACGGTCTATTTGCTCCAGAGCATGCTACACAAATCAACATCAATCTGGATAGAACTGTAGAACAACTAGAGAAGCTACCAGATTCTGAATTACTTAAGATAGCGGGAACTGATAACCAATATCTTATGCCTAAAAAAGAAGATAAATAATGAAAGACGGTAAATTTGAGTCTAAAGAGGAATTATTTCAGTATGCAGATCAGGTAGAGGCAACTTTAACTGAACCTGAACAACGTGTTATTGCTTACCATAGAAGAAATTTAGATGTTGGGGCAACAAGCCCTGATGGAAGAGTTATGACTGCATTTATGATGGGGCCTATGGTACAGGAAGGTAAATACAAAGGGATGATTGCTTCTGTTCCAGGGTTTGTACCCGGACACAATGATAATAAACCCATGCAAGAAGGCCAAGCATTAGCATATTGGAAAGATGAAATAGAACAGGGGCTTTGGCCTATTTACGACCCTAAGATTGCTAATCAAAGATCAGCAGAAGTACATGTTATTATGGATAGTGATAGCGTCAAAAGATTTTCAGATGGAAATAAACAAGATTGAATGCCTAACGTGTAAAGCGTTACACCCAGATACGTTGTACCCGAGCGACGATCAGATCTGCGTGTACTGTAAAGCCGACGAAGCGGAACGTATTGAAGAACCTGTAATCGAAGAAACTCCAGAAGAACCAACTCCAGAAGAAACTGAACAACTAAAAGCCCAAAAAGAACTGGCATTACGAGCCCTGGCCCGTAAACACTTGTTACCATTCGTTGAGCGTTTCAATCCAGATTACGTACCCGGTTGGGTACACAAGGACATATGTCTACGGTTGGAACAGTTCAGCCAAGATGTAAATGACAGAAAGTCACCCAGACTTATGTTGTTTATGCCACCCCGACACGGTAAATCTACTTTGGCTTCTGTTGCGTTTCCAGCTTGGCATTTGGGCAAGAACCCTGAACATGAGTTTATTAGCTGTTCGTACTCTGGATCGTTGGCCATGAACTTTAGTCGTAAGGTTCGTCATCAACTGAGAGAACCTAATTTTAAGAATGTCTTTTCTGGTGTATCGCTCGACCCTAGTTCGCAGTCCGTAGAATCATGGAATACAACCAAGGGCGGTGGTTATGTAGCCGCGGGTGTTGGTGGTGGTATTACTGGTAAAGGAGCGCACGTGCTCGTCATCGATGACCCAGTCAAAAACAGAGAGGACGCAGAATCCGAGTACAATCGGGATGCGGTCTGGGATTGGTATACATCTACTGCGTATACACGACTCGCTCCGGGCGGTGGTGTACTCGTAATTCTTACCCGATGGCACGATGACGATTTAGCTGGTAGGTTATTACAAGCGGCAGCCGCGGGCGCGGATCAGTGGGAAGTTGTTAAGTATCCAGCCATCGCTGAGAAGGACGAAGAGTTTCGAGAAAAGGGCGATGCGCTTCACCCAGAGAGGTACAGCTCAGAAGCTCTGACCCAGATTCAAAAAGCGGTAGGTCCGAGAGACTGGTCAGCGTTGTATCAACAGAACCCAGTATCGGATGAAGGTGAGTACTTTAACCGAGAAATGATTAGGTATTATGACGAAAATGAAGTAGACTTTGACAGATTACGCTTCTATTGCGCATGGGATTTGGCGATTGGTCAACGAGAACGTAACGATTACTCTGTAGGAGTAGTTGTTGGTGTTGATGAATACGATAATTTATACGTAGTAGATTGCATAAGAGGGAAGTACGACGGTTTTGAACTTGTTGAACAAATACTGGATCTCTTCGAGGTGTGGCGACCACATGTGGTGGGCATCGAGAAAGGTCACATAGAGATGGCCTTAGGTCCGTTTCTACAGAAACGTGTTCGAGAACGTGGACTTAATGAAGCTTACTTTAAAGATTTAAAAGTAGGTAGACGAGACAAGGAAGCGAGAGCTAGAGCAATACAAGGTAGAATGCAACAAGGCATGGTATACTTTCCGAAAGATCCGGTATGGGTTGGTCCGCTTATTGCGGAACTTTTGCGTTTTCCAAACGGGGTACATGATGACCAAGTGGACGCGTTAGCATGGATAGGATTGATGATGACAGAATTCGCTACTTTTGTAGAGAAGATAGAACATGAACCGTCTTGGCGAGATAAACTTAAGTATCTAGTCAAGAGTGATAAACGTAAATCAGCTATGAGTTCTTAATGGATTACAGCAAGAAAAAGAAAAAGTTAAGTACAGAAGAAGAGCATTATATAGCAACCAATCAGTTTGAGCGTTATGAACGCGCGCGTGATAATGGTCACTTAGAGTATATCGAAACTGCTAAAAAATGTGATGCTTTTTATCGTGGTAACCAATGGGATCCGGCTGATGTAGCATCTTTAGATGATGAAGGGCGTCCAGCTCTTACAATTAATACAATACTTCCTACTGTTAACACTGTGTTGGGTGAGCAAAGTACTCGAAGAGCAGATGTTAATTTTAAACCAACAGGTAATGGTACTCAGGAGATTGCTAATGTCCTTAATAAATTGTATTTACAGATTTCTGCAAACAATAAATTAGACTGGCTAGAGGGTACAGTTTTTGCTGATGGTCTTATTCAAGACCGAGGCTATTTTGATGTAAGAATAGATTTCACGGATCATATCCAGGGAGAAGTGCGTATAAGTACCAAGGATCCGTTAGACATTCTGATTGACCCTGACGCCAAGGAGTATGATCCTAAAACTTGGAATGAAATATTTGAAACCAAGTGGATGAGTTTAGATCAGATAGAAGAACAATATGGTCAGAAACCAGCAGATAGATTAAGAGTAGCTGCAGAATATGGCAACACTATGGGCCAAGACTCTGTAGAGTATGAAGAAACAAGGTATGGTGATACCTATAGTGGTGTAGAGTACAACCAAAGCAGTACAACCAATCCAGAAGAAAATAGACAATTACGTGCAGTAAGAGTTATCGAAAGGCAGTATTACCAACTCAAAGAGTGTACTTACTACGTAGATAGAGTTACTGGTGATATGCGACAAGTCCCTACTAATTGGGGAAAACGTAAAAGGGATAAATTTGCCGATGATTATGGTTTAGACATACTTACACGACAGGATCGTAAAGTGCGTTGGACTGTTACAGCAGATAAAGTTGTACTACATGATGACTGGTCACCCTATGAGTGTTTCACAATCGTGCCCTACTTCCCGTACTGGCGAAGAGGTAGACCATTTGGCATGGTAAGAAACTTAATATCTCCACAAGAACAATTGAACAAGATAAGTTCACAAGAATTACATATCGTAAACACTACAGCTAACAGTGGTTGGATTGTAGAGAACGGGTCATTAAATGGTATGACCGCTGACGATTTAGAAGAACACGGTGCGGAAACTGGTTTAGTACTAGAGTATAATCGCGGATCCTCCCCCCCAGCGAAGATACCACCGAATCAGATTCCCACCGGCCTAGATAGGATTAGCCAAAAGGCTGCAGCTAACATTAAGCAGATTAGTGGTATTAGTGATGCTATGTTGGGTACTGATAGTCCTGAGGTATCAGGAGTAGCTATCCAAGCAAAACAAAACCGAGGGGCACTTATGATTCAAGTGCCATTAGATAATTTACAAAAAACTAGACAATATTTAGCAGAACATATTCTACGTCTGGTACAGGCGTATTACACAGAAGAACGTCTAATTCAAATTACCGATGAAGCTGACCCAATGAAGCCGGAAGTTCCATTGCGAGTCAATGCAGTAACTCCAGAAGGAGATGTTATAAATGATTTAACTTTAGGTGAATACAAAGTGGTAATCGGTACTATGCCTACTCGTGATAATTATGATGAAGTACAATTTGCTGAGGCGATACAACTAAGACAGGTTGGTGTACCAATACCAGATGACTTAATTGTTGACTATTCACACTTAGCGAAAAAAGGTGAAGTTGCTAAACGTATACGTATAATGCAGGGTATGGAACCAATGAGTGAAGAACAGGCTCAAATACAAGCCTTCCAAGCTGAAGCTGAAATCAAGAAAATACAACTTGAGATTGCTAAGATGGAAGCCGAAGTACAGAATTTACAATCACTATCTCAACTTAATATGGCTAAAGCTCAAGAGACTACTGCCGATCCACAAATTAAAGTAGCTGAGATACAAAGTAAAATGCAAATGAAGCAACAAGAACTCGCCTTACGACAAGAGTTATCTGCGATGACTAATAGAATGAGGCAAGGACAAAGTGAAACCCAAGCGGCAACTAAACTGGCTGCCGAAGCTATGAAAAACTCAGGAGGTAAATAATGGCTAAAGATAAAAATAATGAGGAATTAGTATTCGACGGAATGCCGGGTGCTGATCCAAAAACAGAGGAAGACGTAAAACCGTTTGAAGTAGATATGAACTTTGAAAACACGGAGGAAGAAGTTGAAGAAGGTCAAGAAGAAGAAGCAACAGAAGAAGAACCTGTTGCAGAGGAAGCAACAGAAGAAGTTGCAGAAGAGCAAGTCGAAGAAACTGTTACAAACGAAACAGAAAATGAAGAACCATCAGGAGAACAAGAAAATGTTCCGGGAAATGATGAACAGCCTGTGGAAGCAGTGGAGGAAGGACCAGAGGTAGAAACTAAAGCACCTATGGTGCCTAAGTCACGTCTTGATGAAGTACTTGCAAAAAATAAAGAGATGCAAAAAATTATTCAAGACATGGAAGAAAAACCCGCTGAAGATGCTACTCCTAAGTATGATTTTGTTACCAAAGAAAAAGAATACCAAGACTTAGTATTAGAAGGTGAAACAGATAGGGCTGCAGAACTAAGAGAAGAAATAAGAACTGCTGAAAGAGCAGAATTATTATCTGAAGTCCAAAGTAAAATGGGTCAAACTGTGCAACAGGATAGGGAGTCTCGTGAGTTACAACAGAAAGCTAGTGAAATTATGGAAGTTTTTCCTATATTTGATGAAAAAAGTAAATCTTATGATGAAAAACTAACAAATGAAGTAATGGAATTACGTGATGCTTTTATTTATCAAGGGTATGGCGCTGCTGATTCCTTAGCAAAAGCTACTGAAGTTACACTACTAAGTAAAAAACCTGAACTCTTACAAGGGGACGGTACAACTGCAGCTGATCCTGCTCCTAAACTTAGTCAAGCAGTGCAAGACAAGAAAGCAAAAGCAAATGTATCTAAAAAAGTACAAGCTTCGCAATCTCAACCACCCGAAATGAAAGGTGAATCTACTAAAAACAAGAAAATTGTAGATATAAATGTGCTGTCTGATGATGAGTTTAGTGCACTACCAGAAGAAACTTTACGCAGAATGCGTGGTGACTTTGACTAAATAGTAGTATAGTATTAAAGAATTCGTCGGTTGGAACGATATCCAACAACTGGTCGTTCAGTATAAAAATCGTTTTTTCGTCTACAACGACGTTAACTGTTCGAGGTCGTGCTCGTAAAACCTACGGTATCGTATCCCAACGATAAAGGGTATACGGGATATCGCCCCAAATAGCGATTGGTTATTTTATTAATTTTTATTTGGAGGGCCTAATGGCTAATACAAATTTCAGCGCGTTGACCAGTGAACAGCTTACTATCTGGTCTCGTGATTTTTGGAGAGTCGCTCGAAACATGTCCTTCATTAACCAATTCGCGGGTAGTGGACCCAACGCTATGGTTCAGAGAATAAATGAACTTACTCAATCAGAAAAAGGAGCTAGAGCTGTATTAACACTTTTAGCTGACATGACTGGTGATGGTATCGTTGGTGATAACACTCTCGAAGGTAATGAAGAAGCACTAAGAGCATTCGACATCGTTGTACAATTAGATCAATTAAGATTTGCGAACAGACTATCTGGTCGTTTAGCGGATCAAAAATCTGTTGTCAACTTCCGTGAGCACTCAAGAGACGCACTTGCATACGCAATGGCGGACAGACTAGACCAAATTGCATTCTTGACTTTGGCTGGTATTGACTACAACAGAAAGAACAACAACATCGGTGGTTCTGCTGCGACTAGACCAGTACTAGGTTCAGGTGCTAACTTGTCTGACCTTGCCTTTAATGGTGATGTAACTGCTCCTACTTCTAACAGACACAGAAGAGTCGACGCAACTAGTGGTTTAGTTGCTGGTGATACTTCTGCTTTAGTTGCTGCTGACACAATGTCTTACAGCACTATTGTTGAGTTGAAAGCATATGCTAAAGACCAATACATTAGAGGTATGAGAGGAAATGGTAATGAAGAAATGTATCATTTATTCGTTACTCCACAAGTAATGGCTGATCTGAAACTAGACTCAGACTTCTTATCAAACGTAAGAAGCGCTGGTGTCAGAGGACCAAACAACGAACTATTTGCTGGATCTTCTAGCTTAATGGTTGACGGTGTCATGGTTCACGAATTCAGACACGTGCCAAACACTTCTCAGGGTACTTCTGGTACTCAGAAAGGTGGATCAGGTAGTGACATTGATTTCGCTGCTTGTTTATTCTGTGGAGCTCAAGCTCTTGCTATGGCAGATATCGGTTTGCCTGAAATAGTTGAAGACACTTTCGACTATGGAAACCAAAACGGTATTTCTATCGGTAAGATCATGGGTCTTAAGAAACCTGTCTACAATTCTGACATTTCTGGTCAGAACGAAGACTTTGGTGTAATCAGAGTAGATTGCGCATTTTAATTAAGATAGGGGTGGTCTTCGGACCACCTCTTTCTACTAAACAGGAGTTTTAAATGGAAAGAAAAACTATGAAAGTTATCTCAGAAACAGACTTATATGTATCACTAAAAACTGGTGATGCTGTTCGTTTATACGCAGGAGAAGCAAGAGAATTCCCAGAGTATATTGGATATGCTTGTATACAAGCTGGGGCTAAGGAAGTAAGAGAAGAACCTAAGCCAAAGCCTGAACCTAAAGCAAAGCCAAAACTCGTTAAGAAAACAGAGAAAAAAGAAGAAGACTAGATGGCTGGTACGTTACAAGCACAACACATATTATCCAGGGTGCGTAATACACTTCAGGATAATACTGGTGTGCGTTGGACCGACGGTGAATTATTTGATTACTTAAGTGATGCTCAAAGAGAGATTGCTAATTTTCGCCCAGATTCTACTGCTACACATGCAAATGTACTATTAGCAACTGGCACTGAACAAACAATACCTTCCGATGGCTTACGTTTATTAAATATTGTGCGAAATATGTCTGGTACTGCTAGTGATGCAACGGGTGGTAAAGTTATACGTAGAACTGAATTTGAAGCTATAAATAGTGTAGACCCTGATTGGCATGACCCTACAGCTACGGGTGATGCAGCTCATGGTACAGTAGTTAAGCATTTTATGTTTGATCCTAGAGACCCTAGGAAATTTTATGTTTACCCTGGAGTATCTGGTAGTGCTTATATAGAGGTAGTATATTCTAAAAACCCTACTAGTATTGGGTCTAATACTGACTTAATACAAGTAGATGATATTTTTGCAAATGCCCTTATGGATTTTGTAACGTACAAAGCTTATTTAAAAGATGCAGAAGCTGGTGGTGGTTTACAAAAAGCTACCGCTTACTTTAACGCTTTTCAGATGAGTTTAGGTACTGGTTTTGCTCAACAAGAATCAAATGCACCGCAAGCGGAGGCGATGAGAAATAATGGCTAGTTTTGAAAGTTTAATAAAAGATGTATTGCCATATGTTCCGGGTTGTCCAGATTCTTTAATTAGAAATAACTTACGTTCTGCAACCATAGAGCTTTGTGAAAAAAGTAAAGCTTTTACCTATGACCTAGACCCAATAACTACAATATCAGGCACATATGAGTATGAGTTTGATCAACCCAGTGGTACAGATGTACACCAAATATTGTGGGCTACTTATGACGGGGATGATTTAGACCCTATTAGTCCAAGAAGTTTAGAATTAAATTACCCAGATTGGCGAGATAAGTCTGGAGTACCCGCTGTGTACTTACAAAAGACACCCGATACCTTTTGGTTGGTGCCAGTCCCGAATACAAAAACTGTAAATGGGTTGCTCTTGAACGTAGCCTTAAAACCTACTAGGACTACTAATAGTATAGATACTAATTTTAGTAATGATTATCGAGACGGGATTATATACGGTGCTATTTACAGATTATTAAGAATACCGGGTAAAGAGTGGACTAATCCACAAGCCTCAGCTGATTATTTTAATCTATTTCAAAACCAAATAAATGATGCGGAGTTGAGAGGTAGAGGCGGAAACATTGGTGTAAAAAGAACAGTTAAATATAAAAGTGCAGGTTTATCCCCAAGGAAGAGGTATGGACGATATGGCAAAGAGTTGGACTATTAATGGTAAGGTCTTTGAGTACATTCCTTTAGAGGATGTTAAAGTTGCTTACAACACAATAGAACCGGACCTTAAAAAAGTAGCTCAAAAGTCATACGCGGATTGGATACCCGCCGATGTATATGCAGCATTGCGAAAAGGCAGTTCTGAGTTATACATGGTGTATGAGGATAACTACTATGCAGGTTTTGTTATAGTGTCAGTTTTAGATGATGCTGGAGGAGAGAAAACTTTATTTATTTGGGTTGCATACAGCAGACCCGGGTATAATATAATAAGCGCTGGTGTAGAGTTTTTAGAAGGTCTAATACAAAACACTAGCATAACAGGAATGGAGTTTCATTCCGACCGACCTGGATGGAGTAGGGCGGCTGAAAAGCATGGATTTAAAGCAATAACTACAGTTTATAAAAAAGAGGTATAAATATGGGCAGTGGTCCAAAACAGGCAGATTACCAACCAGGTGAAACTGAAAAAATTCAATCTGCTATAGCAAAAGCTGATCAGGATTACTTTGAAAGCACTTATGACCCGTTATTAAGGGAAATGAGAGATGAAGCTCGTAGCTCTAACAGACAACAAACTCTACGTGGCAGAGCTCAAGCTGATACTATGCAGGCTTTAACTGGGCAACCTCTTGCTCCCGGAGTTACTAGCGCGGTAGACAATGCTGCAAACATGGCCTCTGGAGCTATTGGACAAATGCTTTCTGCAAACGTCACAGCAAAAGGTGTAAAAGACCAAGAGGGTTTAAATGTATTAGGTATTGCTCGTGGACAAGCAGCAGATGCCGGTAGCGCTTTAGCACAGGCCTCTAAATTAGAAAGATCTGAAACACTCGCAAGAGCTGCAGAGAAACAAACAGTAAGAAGAGCAAACAAAGCTGCGCTAGCAAACATAGGTCTCACCGCAGCTAAAACAAAAATGAGACAAGTACTAGCAGACGATAAGACGAACCCTTATCGTTCTTTGGCAGTTACTTAATATGAGAGGTATGGTGTAATAATATGGCGGCTTTAGACTACAGTTTTTTAAATACCATGAACATTGGTGGCGAAACGGGAGGAACTTTCTATGGTTTTACTCCACCTCCGGTTAAGACTGCTTTTGACACAACTACTAAAGAAGGACAACAAGGCTATTTAAAAAACGAAAGGAGTAAGTTAGGACTTTCCCCTTCTGCTAACCCAGATTTTGATTACGCTGATGTTGCAATAAGGCAATATGGTAGATATATAAATGATTTTCGTCCTTTTGAAGAAGAGATGTTACGAAATAGAAAAGACACAAGTCTTGTAGATGCTGTGCCAGAAGATGTAGCGCAGCAAACACAAATTGCAGAAGACGTTGCTAGACGTAATAGAGAAAGGTTAGGCATGTCAGAAACTGCTGCTTTAAGACAAGGTAGAGAAGCAGCTAGCCAAAGAGGCGAAGCTTTAGCACTGACAGGCGGTTTAAATAACGCTCGACTAGCACAGTTAGATGCAAATAATAGA